TTTATCATGATAACTTTTTAGGAGAGTTGTTATTAAAATTTTCTATTTCATTAAATAGTTGTTTTTTTTCTTCTTCAGATAGACCAAAATCTTCTTCTACTTCTTTGCCTGTATTTAAAGCTCTTTGGATTATAGTGGCCATTTTAATTAATTGTTCATCATTTTTTAGCCCTAATTCCATATATTCTTTAATTAAAGGAACTATAAGGGTAGCATCACCTATATCATTTATAAGTGGTTTTAGTTCTTGAATCAAAGCAGAAATTTGTTCTTCTTTTTTCTTTTGATTATTATATATTTCCTCAAGGAGAGTGGAAAATTTTTTTCGCCCGAATATATTTTTATCTAAACTACTCATATTAAATGTTTTGTTTATAAATATACTCTTTATAATTCTTCGAAATCTACATAACCATTTTCTAAATAAAAAATATATTTTTCCTCAAAAATGTTTGATAAAGCATCAGATATTTTTGTTATTTTTTGAGTTTTAAAATCTCCTTGCTCACGAACATAGATATAAAGGGCTTTTTTATTAAATACATCTATGTGTTCTCTTTTTCTAAAAAGTTCTAGTATTGCATCTGCTACTTTAGCATCATTAGATTTTGGAAAAAAACTATACAGGTTTAGGTTAATATAATCAACAAAGTCATCTATAAAATTAGATAGTTGCTCATTATTAGGTAATTTAGAATCTATATTATATGAATAGTCTATAGACTGAGATAGGTCATCTATAGAGGAAGTATTAACTTTAGTATTATAGTTTTTAGTATTATAGTTAATTAACCATCGTTTGACAATAGTACCAAAATATGAATATGCTTTAGGAGGAGTTAAAAGTTTTAATTCTTTTTTACAATCTTCATTTACTAAATTTAAATATTCTTTTATAAAATCCTTAATTTGTTGTTGTGATATTTTATCGGAATTATTAGTGTACTTTAAAAATGATCCTTGTGGATATAAAGGGTATTGGGTGGATATTTTTTTATTTTGGATAAATTCTTCTTTTGAGAGGAGAGGAAGAGGATCATTTCCTTCTGAAGTAGGTGGGTTTTTTAGGTAATTTTCATAAGATACATTTTGATACTTATTATTAATTATTTTATTAAGTCTATCATCTATACTTTTACTGTGGTGGTATAAATGGATTTTACCTAAAAGAAAAACAATTATTTCATGTTGTAAATGTTCTAAATCCTCAACTTCAGTGTTATAAAATTTAAAAGTATGGATTATATTTTGAGTTAATTTAAAGAAGGGATAGTGAATTTCTTTTGAATATATTTTACTTCGTTGATGTGGACTTTCAGTTTTATTGTATAACAATATAGCATCTTCAGTCTCTTGAGTAAAATAATTTCTATTAGTTTTTTTTGAGGTGCTTGTCATAAATTAGATTATTTTTCAAGATTTTTTATCTTAAATTCATTTAATATTTCTTGAATATTTTTAACTTCCTCAAAAAAGAACCCAATCTCATCATCTGATTGGAATGAGCCTTTATGGTCAATCTCTTTTAATTTTTTATCTACAAATTCTATGATTTGGGAAATTTTGTCTAAATAACGGAGATACCCTATAAGAATATCTTCTTGTTTTTCGTTTTTTCTAAGAAGGTTAATGGTTGTAAATCCTAAGACTACAACCAAAACACCTAAAATAGATATGGCAACTATCATATTTTATCTAATAAACTTTTTAAACTATCACTCCCTACGGTCTTTAAAGCTTTATCTTTAGTAGGAGTCTTTTTATTATTTTTATCCAATGTAAAATTTTTCTTTTCACTAGGCACGGACTTTTCTTCCCCTCTTAACTTAGGTAACCATTCCCGTTCAAATTCAATACGTGCAGCCATTAAATCGGCTTGATGAAGGATAAAGGGTAATGAAGTTCTTGGTTTTTGTTCGGGCATAAATGAAAATAAATATTTCTTATTTCCTTCATCATATAAACCGTCATGGGTTTGAATAGCTACCATTTCATTAAAGGTATACTGTATTCCATGTGATTGGAGAAGATATAATCCTCTATCTGGAACTGAAGCAAACGGGACTTTTGAATTAAACATATAATCTTCTCCTAGTTTATCTCGCCTCCATTGATCTGTCTGAGGGATATAGGATTCATTAGATTCATCACCAATTTTACCTAGGTCATGGTTTAATGCAGAAAAAACTAGTTCCTCCTGGGTGAATGTAGACATATCACACCCTTCTTCCTCCCAGAGTTTAGATTGTTTTAAGGCACATCGTATAACTCTTAGAACATGTTCTACATATCCTCCTGGGAAAGCATTATGGTATTCTTTCTTATGAGCAGCAGGCATTAAAATAATTCTATCTTGATATTTGTTATAAAACTCTATTAATTTTTCTTTTCGAGGAGATGAAATATAATTATCTATATAAGATATCAATTCATTCCAATTGTCCTGGATTTGGTTTGGGGTTAATGTCATAACTTGTTTTGTTTTTTATTTAATTTTCACGTTCGATTATAGATTGGAGATCCTCTGCTAATTCTTTAATCTCAAGAATAATATCTTGACTATTTTCAAAATTTCTATAGGATAACTCCATTCTTAACCTATTAATTTTATTTAATATACTTTCTATTCTTCGTATAGATAATTCTTTGTTTCTCATTTTATTTAGTATTTATTAACTTATTTATAATAAAGTTATAAAAAATCCTTGAGAGAATCAAGCATTTTTAAAAAGTTTTTTAATTGAAAGAAGAAGGGAACACTTTTCAAACTCCTCTAAATTTTCAAAATATGAAATAGTTAAATCACAAGCCCTAACAACCTCTTCTTCCTCATAGGGTATTACACTTTCAACCCAATCTGAATCTTCAATGTTAAAATCTTTAATCCAATACCAAGCCCTATTGTACATTATAAACTCACCAGCATTCCCAATATCTATCTTATTAGATCCTTCAAACATATTAGATAATTGCTTTCTAAATAAAGTCCCATTGATTATAAGCTTAACAAACATTCCCATTTTATATCTTGGAGTATCTTTCCACTCTTCAATTTCTTCTTCCATTTTGGAAAGCTCATCCTTTTTACTATATAAGCTCCTATAAAAATTTTCTAAACTCATTCCGTTAATCTTAATTTAAAGAATTGATTTCACGTTCTAAAGAATTGATTTCTTGCTCTAATTCTAATAACTTAACTTTAAGATCCTCATACATTTTAATGGGATTTACAAAATTTGGGTTTGCAGGATGGTACGTCCAAATTTCCTCCAAAAGAGAAGAATAACTTATATAAGATAGCTTGGCTTTTTCTATTTCATTTTTTATTTTGTCGATATTCATAATAATAATTTTTTCCTATTAAAACCATCCCATAACCCCCACCCCCTACCTCAATACATATATACTAATATAATGTTCTATTATAAATATTTCTTCCCTACTTTCCTCACTATATCCTCAGCCTCTTGGATACTCACCATAAAAAATTCTCTATCTTTGGACACCCTACAATCCCCTAAAACCTTATGTATTTCCTTTTCAGCAGCCTCAGCATTAAAACACTTAAAAGCAAACTCAACCACAAACCCCGTGGGAACTCCTGTTCCTCGAGATAACTGCTTAGCTCTTACATCAGGATTTTTTTGAGTGGATCCTATTTTGAGTTGGTTAGGGATTGAGGGATTTGACAAAACATATACCCATGAGTCCCCATCACCCTCTCTATTGGAATAGAGGTCCAATTTTCTACCTGTATAATAGGTTACCTCTTCCCACCCATCAGAGCCTGGGTATTGTGGGTCTTGGGAAGGGGTTAAGGTAAAATACTTAGGTGGATTTGAAGCAAAGTCTTCCTTTAGAGGAATGTAATTTTGGGCTTCATGAGGGTCTATTCGTTTGATTGGAGCACTCATAGGTTATTGTTTTTTAGGTTTTAGAATCTTGTTTGAGTGGACATGAGTTTATACCATGGTAACCCGTTATGGTCTCTTAGGGCTGCTTTCCACTGTTCTTTGGTGTATTGAATACCATAAATGTAGTATTCTGCTTTGGATTCATCACCTTCGGGGATTAGAGCTGGGCCATCCCAACAATGAAGTTTTCCGTTAAATGAAACAGCTGTGGTTCCATCTGGTTTGATTAGTCTGCGGTACATTGATTTTTCTGCCATTTTATTTGTTTTTTATTTATTTTCATATTTGGTTTGGTATTCCTCTTCGGTAAGTTCCATAGCATCATATACCCTTACCATGATATCCTTTACATTTCTTTTTTTAACGTATTTGATAAATAGGATAGCACATGCTAGCATAATACCCAAGGATAGGAAATCAAATCTGATATATCCCATAATGGTAAGGATTAATTCAATAATTCCTAATGATAATAATACTGTGAGTGTGTTGTCGATAATGGTAATTTCCTTTTCGAGCCTTTCGATTTTTTCTTTATTTGACATGACCTTTATTTTTTAATTATACTGTAATATACAAAAAATCTTTATTAAAGCCAAGTATTTTTAAAATATAAGTATATATCTTATCGATGATGAAAAATCTTTTAAGATCCTTTTTTTGTAATATTTTGGGTTTTTATTCCTTTGGTCATTTCGAAATTTGGGGTTATATTTTGGTAGGGATATATAGGTATATAATAATCGATGTGGGAGGGTTGTACGAGCACTGAAAGTATGTCTAACACAACCACCACACCACCCCACGCATATATTGATACTAACGCACGCGGGGATATATAACATATTAGTACCATATACGTACGTACCACCCAAAATAGTAATACGTACGTACGAAATAAGATCCACGAGAGTCAAAAATTAACTATACATCTAATGTGTTACCTAACTCAACATCAGTGAATTTAATTTTAGCAGTAGTCTTGTTATCCAACATATCAAATGAATATAACATCAATCCTACATTAGTAATGGATTTAACATTCATACCCTTACCAAATATACTTAGTTCATGTACTGAAGGGTCCATGCGTTTGTCTTCAATATTGGGATTGAATTCAAATACTTTTTTACCTCTCCATCCACCTAAATTAACTGTGAATTGGAATTTTTCTGTTGCTTGGGTAAAATGTTTTTTTAAATCAGTCATAACCATCTTTTTATTATGCTATAATATACGAAAAATATCTTGAGACACCAAACCCACTACAGATCGTAGTTGGGTACTAGTTTCTCTAAAAACTCTCTCATCTCATACTCATCATTTGTCCCACGTTCAGAGTTATCATTGTAACCACAAACCGTATGTCTTGACTGGTGGTATTCTATTGAATCATATTTCCTAAAATTATCATCATCTCTCTCACTAATGAGATAAATTCTCCCATAACCCTCACTATCATCAATCACATAGTGGGGATAATTTGCCTCTACAAATTCATAAAACTTCTTATTAATCTCTTGATGCATCTGTCTTTTTGTCATAACTTATCTTTTTATTATGCTATAATATACGAAATATTTCTCTCAAATCATATTCCCTTAACGCTATGATTAAAATATTTCTCATCAACAAACTCAATGAATATAAAATTACGTTCTACAATTAGTGTAAGCGAGCATACATCCAAGTTACCGTCAAACGACTCAATAGCGTTTTTATGCGCTTGAAGAAATTGATTTACCGATGATGATTTTGCTTGGGTTAAAATACTTTCTATACTCATATGGGTTTTGATTTTGGACCCCAAAAGCCCACACAATGGCGGGCTCGGGGTAAAACCAAACAACTATTTACTTAACAACAACTTCTATATTACCATCTTTATCTTGAGCTACCTCAAGCTCTACTTTTGATTTTGGACGGCCCAAAGGCATTTTACCTCCATTAGCTACTTTCTTAGC